AAGTACACCACGCCACACACGCAGCCGTCTTCGTCGATACCGTCATGACCATCCTCGTCAGCGGTAGCCTCAAGGTTCAGTGGTGCATCCGCAGTCATACCAAAGTGTCGGCGAAAGCGCTGACCACGCTTGACGCCACGAAGACTGCGCGGCCCGACTAGCCAATTGCCATCTGGCTGCTGTACCTCGATGCATGCGAGCCGTTTCGCCTCTTCGGACTTGGGCTTCAGGACAAAGGCACTCGTAAGCGCCAGGAAAGTTCTACGTGTCAAGCTCTCGGTCATTAGTCTTATTCCTCTCCACACAAGTAGAAAGCGTCTTCAGTCTCACCTTCATGGTCCAGGCTCTCGGTCAACTGCTGGCGCATGGTGCTATTAGCCAAGGTTGGCCCGTCGGCCTCATCTAGCACCGCCACTTGCAGCGAATCCAGTTGGGCGTCAGTGAGCTCAACACCCTGGGGTGGATCAGACGTAAACAGCGCGACAAACTCCGCCGTGGCCTCTTCCAGGTTGCGAGCGGCGATGAAGTGCTTGGCAGCACCGTCGGTGAACTCGTAGACGTGCATTTGGTGCGTAGCACCAAGTTCCTTGGCGCGTCGCGCTGCTAAAGATGCATTGCCGACATTTTCACGGTCACCTAGATCTTCATTCAAACCCACTTTGTGCCTCCTTGATGGCTTCACCTTTGTTCAGTGTCACTTCGCCATTAGCAACACGTGAGGTGAAGCTTCGTTCACTCGTCAAAGTCCTACCTCCTTCGAAGGTGCATCTACCACCTCGACATCTACGTCTACAAAGTCGTGGATAGGCCGGTAACCAAATCGCAAGTTCTTCAGCACTTCGGGCGAGCCACTTACATGACAGACAAGCTTGCCAGGCGACGCAGGATCGTCAGTGTAATTGAATCTTAACTGCTCAGCTACCTCGCGCCCGGACCAATCCTCGGCCGCCGTCTGCATCACGGTCTTTAGCATACTCCACGGAGCATCACCGGCCGGCGTTCTCTAAGGCAATCAGGACGCTGGCCTGTAGTTCCTGCACCAGCTTCTCTTCATCCGTCATCCTTTGCTCCCTGCAATAGTTCTCTTGCCTAGCCTACTCAGCACTTAGGCCCTCCTGTTCTGTGAAGTACGTAACTTCATGTTCTGAGGCAGGTTTGGCGTTCTTAATGATGCACAGAACGCACTGTTGAACCAGGTTGTACTTGAAATTGTCCCAGTACTTTTCATATAAAGTGCGCAGGTTCACAGCAAACGTAAAATATAGCCGCCTCGACTCGTCAATAGGCGGATCGACGAAAGAAGGTGATTTAAGCCAGACGGCCGTACCACCAATGTGGTAGGTGTCAAGCGCCTCGTCCACCATCCACACCCACCGGACCTGGTGACAACTCAAGGTGTCCAGCGCACCTTGCAGCTGCTCGATCAGCTCCTGAATCTTTGGCTCTGAGTGCTTCATAGGCTAATCTCCACCACAGGTTTCTCATGGTCTACGACGTCAATGTAGTTGATGAAACGCTAGCCTGCATATAGAGCCGCCGAGTCAAGCATGTAGGCCGCCGTGCCGAAGTATCTGCGGCCCAAGCCTAAACATGCGCACGAGTACTCGCCGCGCTCCGGGTCTATAGTTACTAGGACCTTCATTCCGCCGCCGCCCTACTACTTAGCATATCAACGCTATGTAGTATGTACGCCTCGATCGTGGTGGGTTCGACCGGGCTGCCCCACTCCTTACGGCCGTGGTGGGTGAGCATACAGTGGATGATAGCATTGCGCTCAGGCGCTGGGACGTAGTAGTACACACTCGTGTCACTTGGATCAGGATTAGACGCCAGCCCCGAGAACGCTAGCACCGACCCGACTACGTGGCCGATCTGCTTTGCGTAGGCTGTGTAGCTCACCTTCCCATCTGGATTGGCTCTGTACTCAAGCAGCTTGCAGTGGTCGTGCCAGTACGCGGCCGTAAGTAGCACGCTGACATTGACTTCAGGTCTGCACATTTGCCAGCAACGGCGAACGACGTCAGCTACATGCACGGCCAGGCCGCCTTCATAGGCGTAGGGGTGCCATGCGCCACCATACCCCTTGTCGTAATCAGTGCTAGCACGTAGACATAAGGTGCAGTATGGCTCAGGCAGGAATAACCGTGCGGTATTACGTAGGTACTCCATGGCTTCGGCTACGCTTTTGGTTCTCAGGTCTTCGGTCACAGTGTCTCCTTGTAGGGTTTTAAAACAAGCTCGTCTACAAATGCGTCAAACTGTTCCTGCGTGCACGGCATAACACCGGCACGAATCGGCACGGCTACCATGTCTTTAATATGGTCTCGGCAGCCCAGGTACACTACCGGCCATTTATCTAGCATGGCCCAAGTTACCTGGCGGGCGGGCGAACAGTTGCACATTTCTACTGTGAACGGCGGCTTAGCGAACGTCACTTTTGGCAGGGCACTTGCAAGCCCGAGTGCCACAAGTGAAGAAATGAATGTTCTTCTATCTGGCATACTATTATCTCCTCTTCTCATTTAGGTCGGCGAACTCTTGCCACACTCTGGCGTCGAACTCTTGGCGGCACTCCTCAGAGCAGACTGCCTTCTTGACTTTGCCCTTCTTGACGGAGGCCAGCATGTCGCCGCCTGCTGGGATGCCTACACCGCACTCAGAACAGCGACGGCGCACTACGGACGTCATCTTAGTGAAGTCATTGCCTAGAAGCGGCGTCGACGGTCTCCTTAGTGGACGGTGTAAGCTTCCAGCCTACGATACTGGACAGCCTGTACACGTAGCTCGACTCGCCATTTATAGACGCGAAGTACACTAGACCGTCCGATATATGGGCGTCGGTGTGCCTGTATCTCTCGCCCCAGTGCCGATGACCGCCAGGTCGAAGCCTTTGGGCGTGCTGCCGGCATAGTAAGCTGTGGCCTCTTCGGTCACAGGTCTGAGGGGTGTCTGCATAGTTGGGCCGAAGCTCACTACGCGGTAGCGCGTTTGGGGATACTGTGCTTGCAGACGTGGAAGGTCATCCACAGTCCACGCAGTGTCGAGCCACACCTCTGACTCTTCGAGAATTTCAACGAACATCTGGACTAGTTCTTTTGGCATGATAAAGGCTCCTCTTTTAGTATAGACCAGTGAGTTTATGCGTGAAACCGTGCCGTCTAGAGTCCGGCTTCCAATGCTAATCTGCCATGTCCACACATAGCTTACAAAGATGTGGGGTGGTACGCCATTTGTAAGGCTTAGTCATTGCGCCTTCCTTTTCTCGCTCTTCGCACTTGGCAACTGAAATCGTTCGGGCCGCTCCTCTTGATAAATCTTCGCCGCCACGGTGGAAGCGATTGGCTCCCGTGACGGGTCGGGGTCCTTAATAAGCCAGAACGTCGAGCGCACATTGCCGATTCGCCCGTTGTTAGCCGACGCCTTACGGAAGCCGGCACGGTCAAGAGCGATGCCCAAAGCACGCATAGAGCACCTTTTCCGGTCTTCAGGATCGTACAATTTCAGCAGGTCGTCCGGGGTATAGATGGAGCAGTTTCCACCGGTAAATTTAGAGCTTCCTGGTGTAGTAAGATAACGGTCCGGCTCCAGCTTAAGTGCGACGGCCCAAGTGTCAATGTCAGAGCGTGAATTGGCGATCATGTCCAACTTATCCACGGTATCCGGTGGCTCTGCAGTAGGACTGAAGTTACCGAGACGTAGTTCTTCGGTAAGATACCAAGCAACTGCAGCTGCGCCACCTGCATTTAGCCATGCCGCGTATCGCCGGCCATAGTCATCACCTAATGGTTCCTCTGGTACATGGTGAACGAATGTGCGACGCTCACCTTGGTCTAGCATCACTGCTACCGGATCATTAGACGTGAAATAGAAGTTACAACAATCTGGCATCTCATAAGCTTCAATACCTTTACGGTTAACACGCACCACTTTACTTGTCAGCATGCTTTTAAGATCACCTGAAGTGTGTCGCTTGTCATCAAGGGTAATCTCGTCACCTACTACAAACCTTTTCCCTTCAGCCCACCCATTAAAGTCACTTGTAAGATGCTTACTTTTAATGACGGTATAGTTTGACTCACCATAAATAGGAAACATTGTCTCTGCTAACAGGTTCTTACCTGTGCCGCCCTTATGGGACCACATCAGCACACAACTGAACATCTTAGCGCCGGGGTACTTTAATGGGTAGGCCAGCCACCGCTTAAACCAGGTAATATGATCGGGATTGACGCCGTAAAACATACGCGATATCAAGTTCTCCCATGGACCGACATCACCATGGACTGACCGAACACCTGTATCACACCAAGTATTAAGATCATTATTCTTCGTGATACGTGATTCACCTGGTGCGTAGGTAAGACTATGCACCTTAGCACGGCATGGCCAGGCTAGCCATTCTTCGGCGGCATACTTCATTCGCGCCGGACCTTGGCTACCATCCTTCTTGACAGCACAATCAAAGTAAGTACGCTCACGATAAAATGACCGTGTAAATTGCTGCGGTGTCATAAGTCGACTATCCTCCATGCGTGCTATATTGCCCGCAGCGCCACCCGCCCATATCATTGCTACCTCGGTATTAAGACGATGAAGCTCGAAACTTGATTTTACAATCTCGGCTCCTTCTACCAAAGCTGCAAAGGCTTGAGCGCTTTCAGCCGCCATAAAATCATCGACACCTTGCTTAGCATTACCATTTTGTGGAATGGAAACATCATAGACCACAGCGCCACGTGCTGTGAGTGTAATTGCTAAACGACTTAAGGCCAGTTGCACTAATGGTTTCGTGCTTTTATCGCTGTCAAAGCAAAGATTTACTCTTCGGCCTTTCCAGTCAAACTCTTCAAGAATCGGAAGTAGCTCTTGATGATGGCGTTTACTCATCCAGCTAAATACCCCGCCAAGTCCGAGCATAACACGGCCATTGGCGCAGGCACAAGCCGCTTTTAATTCGCCTTCGGTAATGTCAAGGTCACAGTCTGGATGCTCCATAACGTCCGTCCATTTAGCACCGCCAAGCAAAAGTGGCGGCATATAGACGTGTAGTTCAGAGCCCTTTGGTTGGACATACCTAAGATCGGATGGCTCAGCAACAGCGGCCCAGCCCCTACTAGGTTTGGCATCTGGCCAGATGCGATAGCGGTAAAATTCTTTGGTGTCAATAACCTTTCCATCAGGCGTAAAGTATGGAATCTTAAAGCCGGCCCATGGTGGCCTTATTCCCTCGCTTTGCGCCATCAACTCAGTTATCGGTTCAATATGAAGAAGTTTGGCGTGCTTCTCGGTAAGAAGGCTACCGCGTAGTTTGTTCAGCATTGCGGCTCTTACGTCCGCGAGACTCAGTGGTGACGGCATCTTTACCGGCCTTCTCCAGGGTATCCATTCCGATAGTAAGTAAAGCATCTACTGCACGGCTAACGTTCAACTTAACAGAACGGCTCGCTACTAATTCTGCATATTGAGCAGCCTTAATGGCTCGGCGTGTGGCAAGCATAGCAGCTTTATTACGGCCTTTCGCGTTTGTCAAAGCTGCGCTATACGCATCCATTTGAGCCTGTGAACGGCATCGATGTACGGCCGCCCGAATGCCAGCAGGAGTATAGTCTAGCTTAACAGAACCAGAGCTACCAAGTGCTGTATGCAAAGCTGGATAATCAGCTGGTAACAAACCGAATTCATCAAGAATAACTATTTCAGCAGGTTTAGTAGACCTATTCGGTAAAGTTGAGTGAGGTGCAAGATGGTCTATAAAGAGGCTCGGACGGGTCTCGATGAGCACAGCTAAGCGGTCTTGCGTATCGATGCCGAGCGTAAATGTACGCGCAGTACGAAGCATAAAACAAAGTCCTTTCGAAAATTTGACGATGACTTAATTATACACCGCACCGTAAAGTGTTGAAAATAAACGCTAACACACCTAGAATAGCTACTAACGACTAGCACTATTGTGTGTTCCAAGTTCTATATAGAATGAAATCGATAAATACATACTGCATATATAATGTATATTTACTTATTCTTATATATTAGACTTATATATATCTTAGTAATAATAGTATAAAAGTTATTTGTTGAAAAGAAAGGACTTATAGACCAAATTAGAACTATCATCAACTAACTTCAATCCACAAATTACACAAAACAAAGGATTTAGACCTTAGTTCGCCGGATGGCTAAAATTTCTTCTCCGATGTGCGCCGAACTGGGGCCTAATAAGGCATAATTAAACGCGTAGTGGTCGATTCTGCGCACAGTGAGATTTAAGTCCTGAACGACTTAAGTCTTGCACTACCGGATGAAAGACTCCGGGCCAACGTTCAGATACTCGGTTGTGTTATACCTGGAGAGTCACGTTGGATGTATGTGTGTTAAACTCTGCTGAAGCTGGTCGCCTAGAAAATTGGGGCATTTGGCCTTGTTGTAAAAAATCACACATTCACATCTCGAAAACAAAAGCGGTTGAAGGTGCTAAGGCCGGACTGTATAGGTTTCTCATGGTCGGTCCATCCGAGTCAGAAAAGAAACCTGTATCAATGGTTACTCTGTCAGGTGAAGCTGCGATGTGGCAACCGGTTCCTACGTCAATGCCAGATGGATCACATCTTATGGGAATGCGAACCTGGGGTCTTCCTAGATCACGGTGACTCCCACGGCGGAGCAGCCTGCAGTTAGCGAAGAGTGGCTAAGTCGGCAGTGGGCCTTGTACATGGCTGGACGCGTCTAGTGAGCCTCTTGGCTACGCATATTTAAAAGTAAGTTTGCGTGACAACTTCGTTTATACGACGGCTGCTAGCAACGGGCCTGGAAGTCACGCACTATTTGGCCAAGCGTTGGCCGCTGTTGCCAAGCCGGAACCTTCTTAAGATTGGTTTGCCGGGTAAGTACAGCTAATCGGGCACGGGTCTTAGCGACTCGTGCCCATTTCTGTGTTTAGGGAGCGGAATCTGAGTAGCTCAACACCGCTGACTTTTGAGTCAGTTTGAAGCGGAGTCGCTTCGTCAGGTTGAGCAGGTCCGCCACGCACGGACGAGGCAAGCCGTGTGCATTACAAAGGAGAAACAACTATGGCACCCGCCAAGAAACAGAAGGGCAAGGGCGCGCCACCCATCCCTGCTGTGAAGGCGCGGAAGCCTGTAGTAAAGAAACTGACTAGAGCAGAGAAGTCAGCAATCAATCGGGCGGCGTTTCATCGCATACGCAAGGAAGAGGTAGCTAAGCTGCCTCCTGCTGTGCCGAGAGCGGTGGTACAAGGTGAAGAGCCAAGACCCACCTTATATGATGTTGAGCTTGGTAAGAAAATCTGTTTGATGTTCGCCACTGACCCTGACATGAGCCTGCTAAAACTGAATCGTGACCCAGAGTTGCCTACGGTCTGGACATTCTACGAGTGGCTCCGTGACAACCCCACACTTGACAAGCTCTACACCCAGGCGCAGGAACTGCATACTGACCTTCAAGCTGCACAACTCGAAGAGATGACTGCCACACCATTGATCGGAGAAGTGCGAACTAAGCGTACTGGTAAAGGGTTCAAAACAGAAGAAGTGAAGACTTACGATAACGTCGAGCGCATGAAAGTGCGTGTCAGTGTGCGCCAGTGGTTGTTGGCAAAACGTAGGCCAAAGAAATACGGCACCGCTGAGGACAATGTAGGTACCGGGCAGAACGCCCAACTTACAGCTTTGTTCGATGCACTGAAGGCCGGACCGGCGGAGCCTGAAGAATGACCGACGCCGTGATGAAGCCGTTCGGAAAGAAATCCTACAGGTTCATCATGCGCCGCCCTGAGGATGATAAGCGTTATACCATCCTCACCGGCTCAGTACGGTCCAGCAAGACCTTCACTGTCGACGCTAAGACACTTGTACAATATAGCAATTGGGATGTGCCCGGGAAGCGTGTCATCGCCGGAGTTTCTAAAGACTCCATCATGCGCAACATGCTGCTGGACCTGTTCAGCATTGCGTCGCGTGACAGTTACTCGTACAATATGGCGACCGGCGAGCTTTGGCTTTATGGCAAGCAGTATTTTGTCGTTGGTGCTAGAGACGAAGCGGCTTATAAGAAGATCTTGGGCAGCACTCTGGGCTTATTTATTGGGGACGAAATCGTCGAGTTCCCTAAGAGCTTCCTTGCGCAAGTCTTCATGCGTATGTCGCCTGAAGGTGCTCGGTTCGTAGGCACTACCAACCCCGGGAATCCGTACGCATATCTTAAGGCCGAGGTCATGGACAACCCGGCCTTCGCTGATGATCTCGAGATTATCTCCTATACGCTGAACGACAACCCTAACATCAGTAAGAAGGCCAAGGCCGCCATTATTGCGTCACAGGCTGGGGTTTTCAAACTACGTTATATTGATGGTCTCTGGGTCGTTGCCGAAGGTTCGATATACAAAGATAGCTGGAACGAAGTACTGAATACATTTGCTGACCCACCCATCGGGCTGCTTAGTCCAGGCGGGCTGCGTGGCTACATTGATCATTGGTTCAGTCTCGATGCGGGTGTCGACCACCCTCAGTGTCATCTTGAATTTTATGACGATGGCGATACGGTGTATGTCACCCGTGAGCAGCGTTGGGACAGTCGCAAAGAGATGCGGCAAAAGACAGATGGTCAATATGTTGACGACCTTGAGAAGTTTGGTGCCATGGGCTGCGAGCTTAGAGTGCCGCCTGAGGCCGCCAGTCTAAGGGCTGAACTTTCATTGCGCGGTTTCTGGATTATGGATGCTGACAATGAAGTAAAGGAAGGCATCCATACCGTCAGCACCATGCTGAGCCGCCGTAAGCTGAAGATCAGCAAGACTGGGTGCCCAGAGCTATGGAAGCGCATTCCTACCTATGCTTGGGATGTGAAGGCTGCCCGTCGCGGCGAAGAGCAGCCATTAAAGGTTGAAGATGATGACTGCGACGCGCTGCGATATGGGTTGCATGGAAAGATTCCACCGTGGCGGGTCTCAAGTGGTTAAGACGGATAAACCTACGTCCAAAGGTCTAAGGACGCGGCCACGAAGCCTTAAACTCCATCAGGAGGCATCGTAGTGTCCAGAAAGAATCGTGAATGGTGGCCTTACGGTCGGCATAAGTTCGTATCTGAGCCTGATGCCCCGGAAATTTGCAAAGCGTGCCGGTACCCGAGGTCGAGCGACCTGCACGATCTGCCAGTGAAGGCCAAAGACGTAAAGCCGCTTACGGTGGCCGCGCTGCTCGGATTATTGCTTGCCTGGTATGAGGCAACGAAGCCCTCCGAGCCAGAGTCCAAGAACTACGATCTCATGCAGTACAAGCCCAAGCCTAGACGCTGGTAGCTAAACCTTTCCTCCTCCGCGTGGTTCTAGGGAGCGGCTTAGCCGTCTGAGCCGCGCGGTTCTTTTTACACATCTCACGCAAGGAGATTTGAACGATGTCCGAAGAACGACGTGCTGAATTGGAACGGCAACTGAACGAAATATCACGTGTGCCAGTCCACGTACTTCCTGACGGCACTATAGAAGTTGTGCAGCAGCTTCACACTATTATCGCAGCCGCATAAGTTTGTCCATCCGCGACGACCTTAGCCAACCTCCCATACCACGGGTCGTCGCGGCATTTTACTTGCAAGGAGATCGAAATGCACTATAAGAATGGCAGAGCAGCACAGAACGGTGACAAGGTGCTGGTCGTACCCAGTTATGGCCTACCGTACGTGGGTATCCTGTACGACGCTGTGGCTGGCAATGACTACTGCAACGGTAAAGTGGCTTTGACAGCACTCAGTGATCCTTGTCCGAACCTGAAAGAGTGCATCCACCTGGACGATGCGTTGGCCGCGTTCAAGTCGTATGAAGCGCACCTTCCGACGCTCGAAGAACTGCAGGCTATGCTTGACGAAGACGCTACTGCTCCTGACGTAGTCGTGAATCGCGATGGTTCAGTAACCGCCGTAGTAGAGGAAGAGGAGTAAAGAGCGATGGCTTCAGCACGAGAGTTAGAGACTCCCCGCCCCTGGGGCGAGCGGATGCACAAGCCTGACCCGGCTACCGGCGGACAGCAGACAATGCGTGTCCCCGTTATCGACGGCGAGACGCCCGTTTGTATCATCGTCACGGCGCAGGAGATTGGCCTTGCTTGGAGGCAGCGCATGCGACCCGGCGAGTACATGAACCTCATCCTTGAGAAGTTGCGCGAGGCCGTTCCGGACGCAGTTGAGGGCGTCTTCCACCTGAAGTTGGTAAAGGGGCATCTGCTGAAGCAGAAGATGGGGATGCAGAGCCGCGACGGGATCTTTAGGTACGTGTGGTTAAGTGATCGGTATTATGCCGCGATGCGTAAGGCGAGTAGAGAGGTGAAGTGATGGCAAGCAGAATCGGTGAAGAAGGAACATTGCGTAGGTTAATCGCTGACCCGCGAACACCATCGCACATTCGTAAGAGCGCTGAGGCACGCCTTGCTAAGCTGACTGGTAAAGCCACCGACCGTGCTCAATTGCACCGCGCTTTGGACGCCGTGATGGATCGAAGGGCTGGGAAGGACTTAGAGGAATTTCGCGATCCGCGGTCCACTTACTCCTGAAAAGACTCGCAAATATTTTGAGCTTAATCGTAAGAATGAAGCCGAGCCTGCGAGGTAGTAATTCACATGGCCAACTGCGACGCAATCAAAATCGAGATAGACGCCAATCTCGCCGTGCGGCTTAGCGATGCTCTGTTCGCGCTTGAGACGCTGGTTGAACATGTGAATGCACTGGATCGTCTGCCGCGTCAGTTCCACCGCGACGACTGGACCACGAAAGAGTTGCTTGACTCGGCACGCGAATGGAGAGAGTACTGTGGCTAAGGTACTTCCGCCTAAAAAATTCTCACCTACTCAGCGATTAGAGAAAGCGTACGAGCAAGGTATCAAGCAGATCGTCCATCGTGTACTCACGCCAAAGCGTCCTGATCAGACACTTGATGAGTGGCTGGCGGAACTTGTCGAGCGCAGCCAGCAAGAAGACATTCAGCGCGCTAGCGAGACCCTTGCAGCGCGAATGTGTAAGTGGGTTGCAGTAGGTAATCAGAAAACCTGGCGCGAAGCCGCGGCTCGAAGCATGAAGAGCCAAAAACTCTTCAAACTGCTTGAGAAGGAAATGCAGGGTGCGACGGGCGAAGCGGTTCGTCGCATCATTCAGCAGAATGCCCAACTTATTTCCTCCATCCCACTTGAGGCTGCTCAGCGACTGACTGACGAAGTCACTAAGGCTCAGCAGCGCGGTGCGCGGCCTGGAACTATAGCCAAGATGATGAAAGCGCGCTTCCCGGAGCTCGTGCGCAGTCGAGTGAACTTAATTTCGAGAACAGAATCGGCAAAGACAAGTCTCGCCTTGACAATGGCGCGGTGTGAAGAGCTGAACATTGACTTTGCGGAGTGGGGCACTTCCGAGGACGTTCGAGTGCGGCCCTCACATAAGCTCATGGATAAAGTAATCTTTTCTTGGAACGATTTACCTAATCCTGAGGCACTGGCTGGTGAGAAGTCGACGCTGGGTAATTATGGACCGGGTGGGTGCCCAAACTGTAGATGTGTCGTATATCCGGTGCTGTCGCTCGAAGACATTCATTTTCCAGCCCGCGTCTACAGCCAAGGAACAATCAGACACTATACGAAACAAGAGTTTATTTCGCGCTTTGCCAGCAAGGTAGCGGCGTGACCGTATCATCAACCTCTAACCAATACACAGGAGAACGGTGCAATGAAGTTTAAGAGTCTCGCATCCATTTTTAGCGTCCTGGCGGCGGTGCTCGCGCCGTTGTCCACTTTGGCCCAGACTTACACAACCCAGTCGGGCGTTACGTTCTTTGTGCAACAGTCCGCCACGGCTACGGCCGCTAGCGGCATTGTGCGGCTGCCCAACTTCAGCGGTACTGGCGTGCTGAACATCATCGAGACCGGCATCACTGGGTCACCCAGTGGATGCACTGTCGCGCTTAAATATGTGTCTAACGCGGGCGGAGCTGCTACTGCAGCCGTGGCCACTGTCGCGTTCACTCCTGCTACTGGTACGCAGCAGATCATCGTGCAGCCGTCGGTACTTGTGGGCGACAACTACCAGGCCACATACGCCTGCTCCAGCGCATACCCCACAGCCGGCAACCTGAGCATCAGCTTTAGCCCAAGCGGCACTGAGACCCAGGACCCTTGTCTTATCTCGCCGAAGTCCAGCGTGGTTGTGAACTTGACTGGCTCGTCTGCAACGCAGTTGGTGGCTCTGTCGACTGGCAAGAAGGTGTATGTCTGCGGATTGGCCGTCGGCAATACTACTGCCGCCACTACGCTCACGCTCAATTACGGCACTGGTTCGGCTTGCGGTACAGGCACTACGGCGCTTACTGGCGCAGTGCCGATGGCGGCTAACGGATTGTTTACCGTAGGCGGCTTTAGCACCACGTTCGCATCGACTCCAGTGTCTAACGCTGTGTGTGCTACGGCTAGCGCGGCCGGTGTGGCGGGCATACTTAGCTATGTACAGCAGTAGGTTCGCATGCGCCGTCTGGGCTTAACCCTTCAACCTATTAGACGGAGACGCTTTATGTCTACGCGACGGCGGTTGGCGGTGCAGAAGTCTGACATACTGGTGTTTAACGGAATGGAGCTGGATGCCAGTATTCTCGATGAAATGTTTACGGCGGACAAAAGGCTTTTGTGGGCGTTCATCAAAAATGCTGATGGCGACACACAGCCAATTTCATACACAGAAGAACGTGTCATCTGGCTTACAGACGATGACCTTGTAAGAAGTAAATCTGAAGTCTAAAGGAAGGACGGTCTGCTGCAAGTGAAAAATAGAAAACGTAACAGGCCGTCCCTGGTTTCTAAGGCTGTAGCTGATATAGCTGATGTAGCTGGTCAGAAGTTGGGCCTCGCAGGTGGTGCCGAAGCTAACGACGCCTTCCAGAATCTTTTGGCGCGCACCGGCGTTGGATCCTCCAGTCTTGAGAATGGTACTGACTACCCGCTTACACGACTGACACTTAACTTTTGGCAGCTGGTGAGCCTCTTTGAAGGTAGCTGGCTGGCCCGCCGTGTAGTCGAGGCACCAGCCGCTGACATCGTGAAGACTTGGCCCACTATTCTGGGAGAGACTAAGCCTGAAGATCTGGCCAAGTTCAAGCGGAAGGTTACAAAGACCAACACGAAGAGCAAGGTACTAGAGGCACTCACCTGGGGCCGCTTGTTTGGCGGCGCTGGTGCATTGATTGTAGTCAAGGGCCACGAGCATGAACTCGACAAACCGTTAGATCTGGATAAGGTCGGCATCGGGGCTTATAAAGGTCTTGTAGTATTTGACCGCTGGAGCGGCATATCACCGGCTGGTGACGTTTGCGACGATTTCGATAGTCCGCTGGACGTGGGGCTGCCGGAGTTCTACGACGTGCATGCTAAGAGTTCCAGCGAGACCATGCACGTGCACAGTAGCCGCATCCTGCGCTTCTGCGGACCGAAGATGCCTGAACCCGAAAATTCAGTCTACCAAGGCTGGGGTATCTCTGTTCTCGCGCCGGTAATGCAGGCTCTGATGAGTTACGATAACGTCAGCGCAAATGCTCTATCACTGAGCTACCGCGCCAACCTTATCGGAATGCGCATGCCTGAGCTTGCGCAGATTCTTAGCGGCGTAGGCATCAGTCAGAAGGCAGCTCAGCAGTTTGCCGAGCGCATGGCGCCCGTCAACCAGATGCTGTCGAATCAGTCCCTGGTTATGCTTCCGCAGGACGGAGAGCTGAGCAACGTGCAATACAGCTTCTCTGGGTTGGCCGAGCTTATTCAGATGTTCCAGTTGCAGATGGCGGGCGCAGCTAAGATGCCAGTATCGCTACTATGGGGTAGACTATTCAACGGGCTGGGTAACTCTGGAGAGGGCGATGAGCGCATCTACGAGAAGACAGTGGCCACAGAGGCCGACGCTACTCTGCGCCCCGCGCTGGAGAAGCTATTTCCCGTCATCATGGCTTCGGAGTTGGGCGAAGTGCCTGACGACATGGAACTGAACTTCCCCTCCATTCGTGTACTTGATGAAAAGGAGAAGGCAGATTTAGCTAAGGGCACAGTGGACTCAGTAGTGGTGTGCCTCAATTCTGGGTTGTTTTCGCCGCGCAAGGCCGGTATGGAAATCAAGCAAGCCAGCGACATCAACGGTTTCGGCACCAACCTCACGGACGAAGACATCGACAGGCTCAGTGATGAAGTTAGTTCTGAGGGTGAGCTAGGCGAAGGGCTTTTCGGGCCTGAGAGTGAAGGCGGCGGGCTGAGTCCGACTAGCGGCCCGGCTAAGGTGATTAAAGAAGAGGATAAAGTCGGCAAAGAGGCCGTCCAGGGCGTCAAGCCGGTGCCGGTTGAGGGTAACGGCTCGCCTAACCCTAAGGAGAGCGCTGTGGGGCTCCCAGGGGCCAAGAAAGTGGCTCCTGAGGCTAAGGCGCATGACGCTGGAATGTCGCCCGAGATGGTTTGGATAGAAGCCTGCGAAAATGAGGCCGACACCATTCCCAAAGCGCTGCGGGGCACTTGGGAAGGTGAAGTGTTAGTTAAGAAAGGCGCGCTGAATAATCTGCAGTTTTACGCAGAGCAATTCAAGGTGCCGTATGCGAAGTGCTTGGCGTATGTAAGAGGTCGCGGCATCGCACACGATGCTGACGGCTCAGCGCGAAAGACGATGACCATTCACGGCCTGCCCGTCGTGATTGAGACCCGCAAAGGTGAAGTGCGAAGTGGCGCGACGTCGAACGGCAAGTCTTGGTCCACAGTCATGCCTTACGACTACGGGTACTTCAAGGGTATTCCTGGTGCCGATGGAGATTCACTCGATATAGCGGTCGGGCCTGATCCTGCAGCCAAATGGATTTATGTGTTTGACCAGGCTGTCTTAGGCGATCGAAGTAAATTCGATGAGTCGAAGGTCTTCGTCTTTTACCCGTCATACGAGGCTGTAAATGCGGCCTTCTATGCCGGTCATCACCGCGCTGAGGATGTCCTGCTGGATTGGACACCGATGAGCGTGGAAGACTTCAAGTCCTGGCTAAAGAATCGTGATTACAGGAAGCCCTGCAGCCCGGAGGTTAAGTAATGCGGCCGGTCACGCAATCCCGCACCGGAGAGCATGGCACATGCTTCCGTGCTTCATTGGCTTCCATTCTGAATTTGAAGGAAAAGCAAGTTCCGGACTTTGGTGAATCTAATGAGGACCCTGGCATCGACACCTTCCTGGCTAAGTACGGACTGCATTATCAGGAGGTGCCGATAGGCGATGTAGCGCCAACTGGATACCACGTTATAACTGGTATCAGTCCGCGTGGTGGCATGCACGCCGTCGTAGGCCTAGATGGCCAAATAGTCTGGGACCCTCATCCGCCAGAATTGAATGACGGGCAAGGCTTGGCAAAGCCTAAGTATTACGGACTGTTACTTCCAGTTGCTAAGGACTCTCGCGCCGAGGCTGAAGCGCTGAAGTCCAAGCATGACGAACTAAAGAATAGTCCGGTGCGTCACAGCGGTGGCGAACCTGCTTACCGTGCCCTGCGTCAGCCAACAACGGAGTTGGTCAAAGAAGCCGAGCGTCTGCTTGCTAAGACCAGGACAGATGACCAGCCATTTTGGGCTGCCAAAGTAGCATCGGCATATAAGTATCTGGCCACGGCTGATAAGAACGCCGGACTACATAATTGGGGACAAGCAGCCGCCTACCTAGATGCGGCGCTCACGATGGCTCACACGGTGATCGATAAACTGCGTCATACTGGGAGAGCAAAAGACGGCTTCTTCACTAGTCGTCTGGACCGTTACCCATTCAGCGAGTTGCTTGATGTAGTGGGCATCGATGTACAAGAATTCCTGCGGCGCACAGTAGAGCAGCGTGAGCGGTTGATTGACACGGCTATCAGAGAACTAGATAAGAAGACGGGAAGGGCGAAGGATACGGATCCCCGAGACGGAGTCACGAAGTGCCAAGCGTGCGGTGTGGGTCTGATGGGCGACGACGTTCTGGAGCGCGGTGGCAAGGTTATCTGCCCGGAGTGCGCGGACTCGGCAGTTCGGCACAGGGCGAAGGACACTACACCCGAAGAGCGCCGTGCAGCAAAGACTCCGCATAAATTTGAGGCAGATCGGTGGAAACCTTGGGCGTGTAAACTTTGCGGAAAAGATGTGGATGCATTGATTCACCACGGTGGTTCACACCTAAGTGCCAAGCCCGCCCTCGACCGCTCTCGGCTTTATTGTGCGCTGGACGTAGTGATGGACTCAGCGAAGGACGGTTTCTTAGACGACCCGAAGAACATTCCCGGTGCATTGAAGAACCTCAAAGGACACTCACGAGAGTGGGGTGGTCCAAAGCCTAAAGCCACCCCGCATGTGCAGGACTACCCCACCTGGGCCCAGCTAAAGAAGAATGCCAAGGTTCGTGTCAAAGCCACTGGTCAAGAATTAAAAGTGGTCAGCACTGATATCGCCTGGGTAGCACTTTCAGATGGTAAAGAGTATTTGCCGAAACAGTTAGAACTAGTCTAAGGACAGAGGTACTAAGACCATGGCCGCAACACCACAGCCCAGTTTCACTGTCGACGCCGCACTGACTACTTCGTTCGGCTCGCCTAGTACACGCGTCGCCCTGCCTGGCACGCCCGCTAGCGACGCCACCGTGCGCTTGCTTAACCTGTCCGGAGTTCCGGTGTTCGTAGCCCTGGGCAGTAACACCGTCGTCGCTACGGTTGCCGCCGGAGTGTGTATCGTACCCGGTCCAGTGCCGACTTACCTGGGCATTGGCACCGCCACCTACCTGGCCGGCATTACGCAGGGCGGTAACAGCCCGTTCGGCGCTGCCGGGACTCCGCAGGCGATCTTGAACATCGCGACAGGGAGCTAGGCCAATGCCATTACGTGAAGGCAGTTCTCAGTCAACGATTTCACATAACATCGCGGTTGAACGCCGCGCAGGAAAGAAGGAGGACCAAGCCGTGGCGATTGCGATGAGTAAGGCGAAGGGGAAGGACGACGGGACAAAGTTTGGTCGTGGCGACGCGGTAGTGGCAGTCGATCAACCTGCTGATACTGGCGTCGGAGTAGTGCTCGGTTTTAACGGCACTCACTATCGCGTGAAGTTTCTTGATGGTAATGTTGGCGCCTTCACGGAAGGCGCACTTAGACTTGCCACGTATAAGGATCGTGAGAAAGCTAAAGATGCCGATCCAGCGATCTACAAAGATTGGCCGGACGACAAGCTGCGCGCCGCCTATAGGAAGTATCTTCAGAACTACATGCCGAAAATGGCGCTGCAAGTACTGCTTGAGATGGAGCGTCGTGGCATCGGGCCTTTGCCGGGGCAGCCCAACAAACCAGCCAAAGACCGCGTTCTCGGCCATGGCGCAGTGGGCGACCTCAAGCCTGTCCCCGTCAAAGACACCGAGTGGACCGACCCGAAGCCGAAGGGCAAGTACGGACTGACCACCAGCGCCGCACTGCGCACGCCCGAGGCGGTAGCGGCAGCTTATGGGAAGAAAGACCCTGAGGGTTTCAAGCGGTCATTTGGGAAGGACTCAGGCCCAGAGTGGAAGTCGAGAGCTAAAGGTTTCTTCGTACTTTGGGACAAAGGTTACACCTGGGGTTCTGTCGAAGATCTGACCAAACCTGGTGAAAAGGGTGAGTGGGAATCGGTCCCAGTATGCCGCACCGGCAGTGCGATGCCACGAACGTTCAGGTCACTAGAGTCTGCTAAACGTGATGTAGAAACACGCACTGCGCTATACAGGTCTAAGACCGAGGCGGTAGCGGCAGCTTATGGGAAGAAAGACCCTGAGGGTTTCAAGCGGTCATTTGGGAAGGACAGCGTTCTCGGCCATGGCGCAGTGGGCGACCTCAAGCCTGTCCCCGTCAAAGACACCGAGTGGACCGACCCGAAGCCGAAGGGCAAGTACGGACTGACCACCAGCGCCGCACTGCGCACGCCCGAGGCGGTAGCGGCAGCTTATGGGAAGAAAGACCCTGAGGGTTTCAAGCGGTCATTTGGGAAGGACTCAGGCCCAGAGTGGAAGTCGAGAGCTAAAGGTTTCTTCGTACTTTGGGACAAAGGTTACACCTGGGGTTCTGTCGAAGATCTGACCAAACCTGGTGAAAAGGGTGAGTGGGAATCGGTCCCAGTATGCCGCACCGGCAGTGCGATGCCACGAACGTTCAGGTCACTAGAGTCTGCTAAACGTGATGTAGAAACACGCACTGCGCTATACAGGTCTAAGACCGAGGCGGTAGCGGCAGCTTATGGGAAGAAAGACCCTGAGGGTTTCAAGCGGTCATTTGGGAAGGACAGCGATCTTGTACCAGCTGACTGCGAAGCAAACATTCATTATTACAAAGAGCAAATCAAGGTGGCAGAGAAGCAACGCGCTAAACGCGGTGACGAGGAAACTGACGCCGATATTCACTTCTACCGTGCGCAGCTGAAGATGGAGGAGCAAAACTTGGCACGAGTTAAGAAGGGCGAGAAAGTTCAAGCTCGTGACTCACGACTCCCGAGGCCCGTATGAGCACAGAACTTCAGGACGAGCCTGAGATAGTACGGGCGACCAAGACGGCACACGGCTACCTGGCCAGTCCTCTGTCCGAGCATATCAGCGAGATGCCAGACGGCAGCCTGTTAATTGTCGGCTGCCCCATCGCCAGAACTGGCTGGCAAGAATATTCTGTGCGCGACCTTCCACAAGAGCTAGCTAAAGAGTTGGGCATTGACATTACCAATCCATCGGCGATGATCGACCTTTATCGACCTGCGAGCGAAGTGTTTAAGCCGGAGTTCCTGGCCAGTTTGAACGGACGGCCAGTTACAGACAACCATCCGCCTGGTTTTGTCGACCCATCGAACTTCAGCCAATATTCTAAGGGTCACATCCAGAATCCACGCCGCGGTCCTGAACCATTGGAAGACGGCGAGTGGCCGGTAATTGCCGACATCGTCATTTCTGGTGAGCCGCTAGTTGGTAAAGTTCGTACTAAGCAGGCACGTGACATCAGCCTGGGCTATAACTTTACCATCGACCGTGATGGCGACCGTATTATCCAATGTGACTACATCGCCAACCACACGGCGGTAGTTCCCAAGGGACGCGCCGGCGACCTCGTATCAATCGGCGACGCCCAATCCGAAGATCTTACAGCACAGTGCGTTACTCCGCCTGAGCCTGCGGCATCGCCGCCTGAGCCCAGCGCCGGGCACGTGACGTCAACCACTAACGCACTACCAACCAAGAAGGAGAAAAAACCCGTGATGAATTTGCGTAAACACATCTGGGGCCTTGGGCTGAGGGCGGCGGCACAAGACGCTGACATCGAGCCTGAGAAGCTGGCAGAACTCACGCCGCCTGAGGCTGAGGACAAGAAGAAGGCACGTGATGAGGACTTCGAGATCGAGGAGACCGGGCAGGTCAAGGACACGCGCAAGCGCAAGGCTAAGGACCTGGACCCTGAGATCGAAGAGACTCATACCAATGACAAGCGTGGGCGCATGCACGACGCGCTAGACAAGATGCTCGACGCGCGCGGCAAGGACGCCGATATCGAGGCCCTGAAGGATTTGCTCAATGACTTCCTGTCTGAAGAGGAGACCGAGCCTCAGCACGAGGCTAAGGACGCCGAAGAAGAGGAAGAAGTAGAGGACGCCGATCCAGCCGAGCTTGAAGAACTGCTTGGTGAGGGTGAGGAGCCTGACGAGGAGGAGGCTGACGACGCCGAGGAAGAGGTTGGTCCTGGCGGCGAAGAGAACTTCGAAGAGGAAGAAGAGGCTGACGACCGCAAGAAACGAGCCAAGGACCGTGCTACCGCCCATGATGGCGCTGTAGCGACGCTGCGCATGCTGCGTCCGGTCGTGGCTAGGTGCAATGACGCTTCTGTCAAGGCGGCCTTCAACACCGCACTGAGCAGTGTCAGCCGCACCAGCCGTGCTCGTACTGGCGACTCTGGCTACGGACGCTTCGCGGCTGGCTCGCGAGCACGCACCGCTGACCTGCCTCGACAGAATAACATCGCACGCGCGGCTGACGCCACTGCGGACGCTAACGCGAAGCTTCAGAAGTACTACGACGAGCGTCGTAAGGGAGGCAAATAATGGCGGTCATCTCGTTTGGTCAAGTGATCCCGGTAACCGGGCCGAATCTCGGATTCCCGGGCACCATCAGCCGGCAGGGTGAGCGCGTCGCGCCTTCCCGCCAGTTCTCACCCACTACCAGTACCAACAACCTCAACTTCGGTGATCCGGCCGTAGTTATTCAGAACGCGCAGGGCGGCTACTACGACTCCGTAGCCGACTTTATTGCGGCTGCAACGGCCAACATCGGGCTGGTTGCTTCGCAGTTTGCAGGCGTGGCCGTTCGTGAAGTGCAGACCCAGCTGGCTTACCCGTTCGGCTTCAACGTCGCGCCGGGTGCTCAGCAGGTCGGTTACTACGCGGCCAGCCAGATGGCGACTGTGCTGGAGCGTGGTAGCGCTACGGTCAACGTGGCCGTAGCTAACACACCTGTTTCCGGCTCGCAGGTATACACGCGCGCTGTGGCCAATGCGGCTGTTTCGGCTGGTACGGTGGGCGACTGGGAGATTGGCGCTCCTGCGGCTTCCGACTTGTTCACGCTGAACGGCATTACGGCTGCTGCAGCTGCCGCCACTTCGCTGACTGGCATCACCTTTACTGGTGTGTACGTTGGGCAGGTGGTCTCGGGTCCTGGCATCGCGCCGGGCACTTACGTCGTCAGCGGTACTGGCACAGCTGGTGCTTACACCACCATTGTGCTCAGCAACGGCCTGACCACAGCAGTCACGGCTACCAGCGTACTCACTTTCAGCAACCTCATTGCGCTGTCCAACACGGTCGCGCGCACCGGTTTCCTGGACGCCAACAGCGTCATGGAAATCACTCTCAAGATCCGCAACGCGGCCTAACCCAGACACGAGGAGACGACAGAACCATGAAACAGATGCGACAGAGCACTCGTGGCTATGACGGATACTCGAGCGGAAGGGCCCAGGCATTTGATGCTGCGGGCGCTTCCGGTCTGGCATTCCTGAATAGCCAATTGGAACTTATTGACACCGACCTGGTAGAGCCTCTTCAGGCCGTTACCCATCCGCGCGACATTACCGTTGAGACCGGCGGCGGTTGGCCGCAGTTCCTCAGCGCGTGGAGCGCCAACTACGCCACGACCGGAACTCAGTACTTCGGCCTGCAGGGCACCAATAACACCGAGCTGCCCGAGGCTCAGGCTGACGTGCAGAAGGGCGTCTGGGCGACTTACATCTGGGCCATGGGCATGACTGTTACGTTCGTCGACCTCCAGCGCATGGAGTTCGCCCTGCGTACCGGTCAGGCTCCGCCGTTCAGTCTGCAGGAGCTTTATGAAAACAGCGTCGAGACCAACTGGGTCAAGGCTCTGGACTTCGTTACTTACGCTGGGTTCCTGGGTGGTGCGGCACTGATCAACAACCCCGCCGTGTATGAGTACGTCGTGCCGGCTGGTACTTCGGGCTCTACCACTTGGGCCAAGAAGACTCCGGGCGAGATTCTGAATGACGTCAACTCTGGGCTCACCCAGACGTTGACCAATTCTGGTTTCGCAGCGACTGAGGGCATGGCCGATCGGTTGCTCGTGCCTTACACGCAGTTCAACGTGCTGACGCAGCCGCAGGCAATCGCGGGTGTGCCGGTCGCGATGAGCGTGATCGAGTATATCGAGAAGTACTGCATCGCGGCGCATCATGGCGTGGCCTTTAAGATCAACCCTCTCCCAAATCCCTGGATCAGCGGCCAAGGCACTGGTAACACGGCGGCTGTCGGCACGCAGGGCAATGGTCTGGACCGCGCGGTGTACTACAAAAATTCAAAACGTAGTTTGTACTTGAAGATCCCGCAGGTGATGACTAAGGTCATGACCGTCCCCACTACACGCGCAGGAGTTGCATACGAAACCGCGTTCATGGGATGCATCGGCGAAGTCGTGTTCAAACGGACTACGACCCAGGTGTACCAAGACGGAGTCTAAACTTTGAGGCTTTGTTAAGCCTCTAACCAAGTTGCGCGGGTGGTTGGATGCCGCTAGTACGGCGAATCCTTGCCGCCTTAC